TAGCATCATTGCGTCACGATCACTGACAATGTGTATAGTCTTGCGATTCTGCACGTAATAAGGCTCCTTAAACCAACGCTCTAGCTGTACAAACGTTTTAGGACGTATATCGTGACTTAGTTCAAACTTGTAGAATTTAATGTGTTTACGCACTTCTAAATAGGCCTTTTGGACCAAACGCAAACTGTTATGATTAGTTGGGTTATACCACCAACTACTAGGACTTACTGAGTACGGAGTTAACTCGTAGAACTTTGTTTGCCAAATTGACTGCAAAGATTCGGCACGTGACATGATTATGGGTAGATGGTATCGCCTGCTTTAAGTAGCACAACTGAAAACTTGTCTGACTTAAACAGCACATTGAGTTTTTTAGCGAGATTAATTGCGTGACCAGGATTACTAAAACTTACTTTCTTATACTTTGGACCAGGGTAGGCTACAAGTATGTTTTGCGTTTTTAGATTGATTGGTTGATTGTCAAAGAAGACTGCCCAGATGCCTTCTGAATCCAGAATCTGATCACTTTTGTAATTTGTTTTATTAACATGCTCTAACAGCACTGTTGGCTTTGGTCTTGACATAAAGTATCCTTACTATGTTTATTTATGCCAATTAACTACATATATAATTCTAAAAACCGCCACCATCCATTTCAACTTTAATCACAGCTTCGGCTTCTTCTGCTTCTTTAATTGCAGTTAAGGCCGCAATCTGTGCTAGTAGTTCGAATATATCGTTATGTAGATTTCTAACATCTGTGGCAGATAGTGTTAGATCTTTACTGTTAGTTTGATTCATTACTTTAACGCGATTATTAAACGCCTTTAAGTGTAGACTAAGTTGATTCTCCATTCTGACCTCCATTGGCTATTCTTAATTGTTGCTGCATTTCTTCTTGCGTGTTGAATGGGCCTCGGTAAGGATATCGATTGAGTGTAATCAATTTAGGACAATAACTCTTGACCCAACCATTATTGAACTGCACAATATAGTAGCCTGCACAGAAAAAGCTCTTACTTTTACTACCTTTAGTAAACACAGGCAGTTTATGCTGTACGTCCCATAAGGCGTTCTGTGGTTTATTTTCACAGGGATATCCATATACCTCATGTGATTCTTTAACTAACTTGGCTACCTTAGTTTTGTCAATGACAATATTGTAACGGTCGCTTAGGAGTTTTAAACTACCAAACCGTTCTCTTTGTCCGTCGTGTACTAAGGTAACACCACTATTACCATCGTTAGCAAGTATAGTAGCTACTTTAGTACCATCACTTTCAACAACCCAACACTTGTTTTTTACAATAGTTCGTGCTAACAATGTAAGAGTTGGTCCATCACAATTAGCCGCACTTGCGCAGGTTTTTTCAAATTCACAGAAACGTTTATACTGTTCCGACATAGATAATTCCTATATATGTTAAGTAATGCAGGCCTTGATCGGCACCCATCCAAACCCAAAACATGTGATCTGCTGTGGTTAAGCCTCGATTTAGTTGTTGTTTAGCCCAATCAATGTGATAATGAATAACTCCATCTGCTAGAGCAAGAAGAATAATAGCATTAGCACTGTGCGCAAAGAACACAAGAATGAATAAAGTAAGTGCCGCATGTACTGCTGCGTGATGCAATCCACCTTCTGCACCATATATACCTTTCTCTCTGAGCATGTAGTCATATTGCATTAGGAAGTCAGCGATAAAGTGCTTAATGCCAAATAATGCTAGTAGAATAAAAACTGTTAGGGTCATAGTTTAACTCCAAAATTTTTCTTAATCTCTTGAATAGGATGCAAGTACTCTTCGCCTATGCGATTCATGTTCACAGTATATGGGCTAAGAATGTCGATGCAATCTTGAACAATCAACTCAGCAAACTTTTCCAACTCTGGATATTGAGTATTCTCTAACATACCGTTTCCATATTCGTGAGCATGTTCATCTAGAATACGTGTCATACCAGCCTGCTCAGCAAGTTGTTTAAATCGCTCGTTCACAATTAGCCTTTGATAAACGTACTGCGTGACTTAGGAGTTTCCCACCAGTCAATACGATCCACTGTTACATTTAATTTTTTCATCTTAGCATCAACTAACTCTGCCATCCAGCTGGATAAGTTTTCGCTAGTAGGAACAAAGTCTACAATAAAGAAACCTTCGTAGTATTCATACTCCGGTGTGTTTGGTTCCAAGTCACTCAAATCAAGCGTACTACCTGCGTATTGATCTGTTTCTGGAATATACACTGGAATCATTGCACGTGTGCCAATTAATTGACCAAACAATGGGTCATTAACATCCAGCATAAACTGATGATCAATATATTCATTAATCCATTTCTTCAACCATTCTAAATGACGAAAGTCTGTTACCATGCCAGTAGGATCTAATGTGCCAGTCGGGCTCTTTAAGAACACCTGCATCTTGCCCTCGTGTCCATGTAAATGTCTGCAAGCGCATTTCAAATCTGCAGCATACTCGCCATTTAATTGCTGGCTCCACACCCGATGACCGTAGCAAAACTCGAACGTCTTATCTATTACATGTGCCATATTATTTTCTCCATATTGTTATATTAGTATACATATTTTTTAATTTATTGTCAAACTCTAATTCAGTGCCTATAATTTTACAGGTCCAGTATAAGATAACTAGATAACTTTAGCATCATGTAATAAGTTCTCAAGTCCACGTTGCCGCTCTAAGAACTTAAAGAACAGTGCCAGTGTATTAACTGCATCAATGTCTGCTCTATGTGCTGTACCTTTAAACTGTAGTTTAAACGTGCCCATGGCACTAGCAAGTCCGCCACTTGGATTTTTACCACGTGCAAACATCATAAACGTATAGAATGTTTTACAATCAATCCAACGACGACCAAAGTGTGGAAAGTCTGCATAATTTTTACAGAACTCATCTAACAGTTCTCTACTGTCACCTCCGCCCCAAGTGATTGGATTAATCCAGGTATTGTGCTGTTTGATCAAGTCACTAAGTTCACGTGCGACTGTAGCATGACTTACGCAATTTAATCTAATATCGTGATCGGTAATACCAGTCAAGTCAATAATAAATTGATCAATTGGTTCGTTTGGATCAATATACCATTTCTTAGTTATGTAATTTTCAAACTTATCATTGGCACTGCCAATGGCAATACCAACCTGAATGATCTTACCACTGGGTTGGTTTAATTCTAAGTCTAACGCTAAAAACTTCTGTGATTTATCTATCATGTATTTCTTTCATATTAAATCCACCAACTAAAAAACATTATATACATTAGTTTGAGCCACATCCATACCATTTTTGCAAAAAACCAATTTAAGTTGTAATCAATTATAAAATAGAGTGCCCATGCTATAATACTTGTAAAAGTGTCTGATTGATCAGCGTCGGCTAACGTGACGTTAGAATAAGAAGATGAGTTGCGGGGCCATCTTACTTCTGTCGGCTGCGCACTTGCTACACTTGCCCGTTCAATAGCTTCAATCTGTCTACATGCTGGACAAATGTGAAATCTGTTTGACGGTAACGGAGCATTACAGGTTAAACAATGATAGACTATTGACATATATTTACTTTCTAATTAATTAAATGATACAATGTTACTGCTTGCGCAGGGTAACTAGCCGTCATCCATTCTGCCATGTTGCTGGCATTGTCGCTTAGTTTAACTAGGTCATACTTGCCGCAGAACTTTAAGAATTGCGCACCTACCATAGGACGATTAAGTGCAGTTGCATTAGCTTTGATAGTTTCTTCTATCATAAGTTTATACTCTTTAGGTTGTGCCGCTAGGTCTACTAAAGTAACGTTACGATTGTAGTCATCTAACACACGATGTTCGTCACCGTTATGATCAGTCCAACGTTGTAGCATTAAGTTATTCCAAGCATAGCCCTGCTTGTCTTTGTCGCTGTAGGCTTCTTCTAAGCCAACTTTGTTCTTAGTGCCTTTAGTGCGCACACCTGGATAAGCACTAAAGATATTATCTGTAGGATCACCACGCATACACTTTTCAAACAAGATGAACTTGGGATCTGGAATCTTCTTAGGCTCTTTAGTTTTCTTGTCTATAACAAGTTTACCTTTCTTATCATAGATGCCAGTAAGTGTATGCAACTCATCAGCAATACCGTTATATTGATTAACATTATCACTTAACAGTTGATAGAAGTCCGTGTCGCTTGATACAATAGTGTGATGATCAGTTGGGTGTGTTTGTATCCAACCGGCAATAAGATCATCTGCTTCTAAGTTCTCATGGCGCAGAACAGTGCAGTTAGTTCTTTCAGTAATAAACACTTTAAGTGCGTCAAAGGCATCCCAGAACATTTGTTCTTCTTCTTGCTCCAATTCAGTCTTAGCTGCACGTGCTACTGCACGATTAGCTTTATATGGAGTATAAAAGTCCTTGCGCCAACTACGGCCTTCAAAACAGAATACTACATGATCTGCTCGTTGATCTCGCCACGCTTTATTCACTGACGCTAAAGTAACGTGGATAGCAAAGCCTAACTTATCCCATGTGTCACTTTGACGATGGGCACTGTGTCGGGCACGGAAAAATGTATTTGCAGCGTCTACTAATAGATATCTCATTTAGTTATTATACTTTCATTCGGTAGTTTTGTCAAGAGAAAATTGGCCCATTCTTGGTGTGCATCTGCGCCGTAATGGTAGCTAGTCGGAGTAACTGTGTTATAACCTCGAGCTTTTAATAAATTAAAAAATGAACCAGAATGTTCATATGGTCGGTAATAACAATTATCCCAATCTAATAAAGTAGAAGTAGTTAGGCCACTAAAGGTATTAAAGAATAAATGTGGTATATGTTTACTCATCAACAGTTGATGTAAATCCCATATAGCTTTCTGGGCTTTATCGCAGTACTGCTGTACACTGTGTCTATCTAATACCCAATTTTTATAGAATTTCACTGCATCGTTGGATAAATCGTCGGTATTCATATTTGCACTAAATTGGTGCCAGTAGCCATCGATAAAAAATTCTTCTCTTTCCCAAGTAGCCCATCCAATTATTACTAACTCGGGGGTGTTGTTATTTAAATAATCATAGGTAGTTCGTAGGATACGTTGGTTACTACTGCCACTTTCTGCATTGCAGACCAGTGTAGAATTGTAATAATCTGCTATTCTTTGCCCATAACTAACTTTGACATTATCGGGGTGAGGAACCCTGCCAGCCGCAGTCTGTGTGCGATCATAATGATCCCAGGCCATAGCCGGATCGTCGGATAAAAAACAGAATGCATTTGCTGCTTCTGCACCTGCACTGTGGCTATCGCCGTTTACATATACTATCAACTTACTTCCGTTCTACCATTACCTAGATCACGTCTACGTTCATTACGTTTTGATGGATCGGCTTGATCTTGTTCATATGATTCTGTGATTACATTGCGACATATTGCTTTGAACCAATTGTCTACAATATCAGCATCTGTTCGACCTTGATAGCCTGCACGTATTAAGTTGGCTACAAATTTATCATTCCAATCTAATTCAAATGCACCATTACCTGGATCATCGGGATCTAAATCCATACTTAATA